TCAGGCAATGGTTGCTCCTCTGATGCAGGCTTTGGCGATGGCTGCGGTGGTCGACCGGCAGATGATCCGCTCTAGGCCGGCGGTGATTTCGACATCGGCGCCCAGCTGGCGGACGGTGACGGGCTGCAGGGGTGCCCAGCGGCTGAGGTCGATGGTGTCGATCTCTTCCAGATCCATGATCTGCTGCAGGCATTCGGTGCGATAGATGACAAAGCGGTCGGCGCCGGCGCCGCCATAGAGGATGTCCGATCCGGCATCGGCATGCAGTTCATCTTCATGCGCGCCGCCGAGCAGCGTGTCATCGCCTGGCCCGCCATAAAGGGTGTCGTTATTGCGCTCGCCATTGATCCAGTCGTTGCCGGCGCCGCCATGGATGATGTCATGGCCGCGATGGGCGTTCATGACCACGTCGTCGCCGGCGCCGAGGTGGATGATATCCTGCAGCACCGAACCCTGCACCACGGTGTCATTGCCCGAGCCAGCGGTCAGATGCAGCGCCGCGCCATTGCCCGAGACGATGTAATTGTTGCCGCCCTCCAGCTCGATCCGGGCGACCGGATAATCGGCGTTACCATTGAGCCAAATGCGGCGGTCCTGCTGGCCGCGTGCGACCAGACTGACCCCGGTCACGTTGCGGCCGGTAAAGACATGCACCCAGTCCGCATCCGGGCCGAGCAGGATTTCCTCATTGTTGCCGACGACAGAGATGATCTGCCGCCGGTAGCCTGGAGCCTCCGCATAGCGGGTCCGGGGCGCTATCGAGGCGTAATTGGCGCCGGGCGGCAGGTCATCGTCCTCACCACCCAGCAGCCCGACCCATGGTGCACCCGGCGTCGCGGCCATGCCCTGTTCCACCAGCAGATATCCGCGCCGGGCGCATTCCTCCAGCAGGCCATCCAGAGCCGGCGCGAAGCGGGCATCGTTCAGCGGCAGGGGCGTAGTCAGGTGATCGTTGGTCGCCACGTCGTAAAGCTCGGAGGTGCCGTCCTGATAGCGGATGATCCGGGTGTTGCCGTCGGTGACCGAGGCGGAGCCATACCAGAAGGTCGGCACCCAGCGATCCGGGATCGCGCCGCCCTCGATATAGGGCCGCAGGCTGATGCCGGGGCAATGCTCCATCTGCGGCAGCCCGGCATAATCGAGGATGGTCTGGCCGATATCCATGTGGCTGACAGGCGCATCCACCACCTTCGGCGTCTGGCCAGGGACATAGACATAAAGGGGCGCGCGAGCCGCCTCTTCATACATCGTGAACTTGTGCCACGAATACCGATCACCAGCGTGATAACCATGGTCGGAATAGAGCACGACCATGGTGGTGTCGGCATGCGGGCTGGACCAGAGATATTCCAGCAGCCGCGCCACTTCGGCCGCCGCATGGGTAGTGGCCGAGAGCATGTTGCGCAGCGTCTTGCGCCAGAAATCGGCGAACTCCGCCCCCGGTCTGCCCTCTTCCGACAGCGACAGCATCATGTTGCGACCGAACTCGGCGATGTCGAAGCCGCCCTGCCAGTCGGCCGGCGCGATGATGTCATCGACATTATAGGCCCGCTTGCACCAGTCCGGCGTGTCCCAGCCGGTATGCGGATGATGGAGGCCCACCTCGCAATAGAAGGGCTTCTGCGGGTCATGCCCGCGCATGAACTCGATCGCGTTCATCACGCTCTTGTAGTCGTAATACTGCTCGTCGGCGTCGATATAGCCAAACGGGCCCATGCCGCCGCCATAATCATTGCGCGGCCAGCTGGTCGGCGGCCCGAACGAGACCACGAAGGGCGGGTGCGAATAGAGCACATCGTGGTGCTGGCGCGGGATCGGGCCATAGCCGTGAAAGATCTTGCCGCGCGTCGAATTGTAAAAGCCCGCCTGCTTCAGCCGATACGGCCAGAGCTGCTGCGGCGACAGCGTCCGCCATTCCTCCTCGCCCAGATCGAAGATGCCGGTCTGGAAGCTGCTGTAACCCGACATCACCGCCCAGCGGGCGGGCTTGCAGACCGCGATCTCGCAATAGGCTTTGCGGAAGGTAGTGCCACGCTCGGCCAGCATGTCGAAGCCCGGCACCACCAGCGGCACGCCGAACTGGCCGAGGATATCGGGGCTGGCGCAGTCGTCGAGGGCGATGAAGAGGACATTCTGCACGCTCATCAGGCGGGGATCCCATAGAGCGCATTCATATAGCTGCGCAGCTTCACCCGGCTGGCCTCGGTGGCCAGCACATCCCCGACGACATGGCCGAAGTTCAGGAGCCGGCCGTTGAACGGATTCGAGGCGTTCCGGCGCCCGAATTCGATCGAACAGGTCAGATCGCTGGTCAGCGCCGCGGGCGAGGTGGCGGCGCTCAGGACCGTTCCGCCATTGAACGCGGCCTTGACCGCCCCGGTCGCGGTGTTGTGGGCAATGGTCACATAGACCGGGACATTGGCGCCCAGAGCGCCGGTTTCGATGATCCGGGTCTCGGTGCCGGCGGTGCCGGCCAGCCAGGAGACGCAGGCGCCGTTGGTGGCGCTGGCGCCCCGGAACGGATAGATCAGGATCGCGCCGGTGGCGACCTTGACCACAGCCGCCTCATAGCTTTCCAGAAAATCCTCGAGCTGGACGGCGCAGACATAGCTGTTCCAGCCCGCCTCAAGGGCGAGCGGCGCGGTCCAGAACTTGTTGCCGTTCTTGTCGTTCAGCGCCGGCCGGCGCTTCTTCTTGTTGATGGTGACCTCGGGAAAGCTGAACGCATCGCCAGCCTGCAGCAGAGGCACGGTACCGACCACCGGTCGGATGGTCTGCCGGCCATCAGTGTTCAGTCGCATGTCCTCGACATGAGATGTCCACCAGGCGCGAATGCCGTCGATGGAGGCGATGGTCTTCGAGGGGAATACGGGCTGCGTCGGCAGCGTCGTGACCTCAACAGGGATCTGCAGCATGGTTTTCTCCTTTAAGCCGCGGTGACGGAAACCGAGGCAGGCAGGGCCTGCCGGAAATGGACGTGGTGCGGCAGAATTCTGGATGGTTCCCAGAAATCGTCGCGAATGTCGGACCGGTTGAAGGGTCGCGCGCCGGTCGGGTTGCCGGTCCGGCCCCAGGCACAGTTCAGCTTCAGATCGCCGGTCGGATTGCCGGACAAGGTGATGGTGGCGATCCGGCCCGCCAGCGCGACATTCGTCACCGTCACGCCATTGGTGATGCCGGTGATGCTCAGACCATGCTCGCCGGCGGCCGGGATCATCAGATCCGACATCGACAGGAAATAGGCGGTGATGGTGGCATCTCGAATTGTCGCGGAAGAGAGCCGCGGGCAATACCACAGCCGTCCGGCATGGATCTCGCGCACCGCGATCGCCTCGAGCTCGCTCTGCATCATCGCCCCTTCGGCTGTCAGGGTGGCCAGCGTGCCCTCCTGCAGGGCATAGACGTGACGCGGCCCTGCGACGACCAAGCCGAGGGCCGGATGGGCTGCATCGAGCTTTGACTCCGCCAGCGCCACGGCGGATGCATCGCCGCCGCGCGTTCCGGCCGATGGGCTGACCACGATCAGCGGCGGTTGCGACTGGCCCGTTGCCAGCACGATATCGGCGCGCAGCGCGGCGGCGGTCGAGGCATATTCATTATCCGCGGCGATCTCCGAGGTCTGCGGCGCGCCGGCCAGCAAGGACATCGCCACCCGATCGACGATCAGCGCCTTGTCCCACTCGGCCAGCTTCAGCACGGATTGGGCGATCTGGCCGAGGACGGTCGAATAGAGGGGGCTGGCGGCATTGGTCTCGGAGGCCGTGGGACTGCCCAGACCGGCGGTCATCGCGATCACCGTAGGTAGCGACAGGTTGCGGGCGCGCCGATCGGTCAGCATCATCGCCGCGATTGCCTCGGCCGAGAGCATGCCGCCGTCATGGCCGAGGTCCGGGCGGCGGATATGATAGCGCCAGTCCTCAGGCACCGGCCGCGTTACCAAAGCGCCGCCGCCGCCATAGGCGATGACGCCGACCGCATTCGGCCCGGTCTCGGCCAGGTTCAGACCGGCGCGTTCCTCGAAGCCCATGATCCGGCCCTGGTACTGGTCGGAGAGATAGCGCAGCGAGGTGCCGTCATCGATCGGCTGCCAGGCATTGCCGCTGGTGGCCGGCTGACGCCGGGAAATCCCGCCGCCGCCACCACCGCCGCCGAAGAGCTGCCCCGCCTCATCGACCCAGATCAGGGCGCGGCCGGAGGCATCGCCCATGACCACCAGCGGATCGCCGGCGAAGCCGCCGGCAAAGACCGCGCCCCAGTCGAAGCCGGTCAGCGGCTGACGCGTCCAGTCGATCGGCGCCGAGCCGAACTTGCCGTCCATCGTCACCCAGATAACCGGGCGGCCGCTCTGGTCTGCGGCGATGATCGCCGCGTCATCGCCGGCCCGGTAATCGCCGGTCAGCAGGCCGCCCAGAACCAGCCGGCCGCGATCGTCGAACCAGCCGACCACATTGCCCGACCGGTCATGGGCAAGTATGACATCATCGCCGGCGAAATCCTGCTGCTGCTGCAGCTGGCCGACGGCGGCGCCGGTATGAAGATTGCGCTGCGTCACCGTATCGACCCGGCTGTTGAGCGCGGACTCGCCCGCCTGCCGCGCGGTCACTTCCGCCTGGTGATCGGCGCGGCTGACCTCCGGTGACAAAAGCCGCCAGCGGCCGGCGATCTTGGTCGCATCATAGACCTGACCCGGCTTCAGCGTGCCGGCCGGCAGGGCGACGTTGCGGGTATCAAAGATCTGCACCGCACCGGTCCCGCCGATATTGATGGTCGGGGTGCCACCGTTCTCGGCCGGAACCGTGAACCGGATATTGCGCAGGTTCGAGGCGGCAATGCCGGTGCCGATCAGCAGGCTGGGCATGTCGGCGGTGATCGCATCGCCGCTGCCGGCGATGTTTTCGAGCATGACCATGCCGGCCAGCGCATTGTTGAGGTTGCGCTCGGTCCGCTCTGCCGTCAGATCGCCGGCAAGGACGAGGCCCGAGATGATCCGCCAGGTCGAGCCTCTGCGGCGCAGGATGTAGGACACACCGGTCCTGAGCGCCCCGGCCCCTAGCTGGGCACCGGTTTCCGTGACGATGGTGCGAACCGAATCGGTGCCAACCTGAAGCGTGGCCGGGCCGGTATTGGCCGCCACCGGGATCAGCTCGACCATCGACGAGGCCCCGACCACGATCCCGCCCTCGACCAGCGAGGCGGCGAGGTTGGCGGTGATCGCGTCAGCCGTGCCGGCAACGCTGACCAGCGGCAGCGCGCCGGCATCGCGGAGGCCCGCGATCCTGCGGTTGGTTTCGACAGTGAGCTGGGCGGCCGAGACATCGCCATCGGCGCCGCGCGGGATCGTCAGGATATTGTTGGCGATGCTGACATTGCTGCCGGGATTGCCGGTCCTGACGGTCAGTTCCGAAAAGTTCACCGCGCCGCGCTTGCCGCGGGGGATGGTCAGCAACCCATTGGCATAGCTGACAGCGCTGTTTTCCCCGCCGGTCGCGACCGAGATGCCGTCAAAGCTGATGAACTCGCCATCGGCCAGTCGGCGCAGCACCTCACGGGACGCGGCCAGCACCCGGCTGGCATCGGACGCGAAGCGGATCTCGTAAAGGATGCTGACCAGCGTCGCCCCCGGCCAGGGATAGGCCAGCGTGATCTTGCCGTTGCCGTCGATGCTCTGGATGCTGACGCTCAGACCCGCTGCCCAGAACACGTCGCCCGGATTGAGGCCCGCCGCCAGCCAAAGGGTGCTGGCGCCGGCGACGGTCGTGCTGCCTGCGGTGACCGAGACGCGGCCGGTCTTATAGCTGGTGGGCAGGGTCATGAGTGGTCCTCTGAAGATGGCGCGACAGGCCAGATCGGGTTGGATGGATCGGCGGTTTCGGGCAGATCGCGCAGCGCCTGCCGATAAAGCCGCCATGCCGCAACCTCGGCGGCCGGCAGCCCGTTGTCAGGCACCTGCGTCCAGTCGCAGCGGGTCAGGCGCAGATCGCGCTCGTTGCGCAGATCTGCCAACAGCCGGGCCTGGTTCGGGGCGGCTGCGACGATCTCGTCATCGACCAGCCGGGTCTCCTCGTCATGTACCCCCTCGCAGGCGACCTCGGTTTCCGGATCGTGGTTCAAAAGCATCTGGTCGATGTCGGGCGCGGTGATCGACCGCAGGAAGGCGCCGTCCGAGGCGCGATAGAAGGTCCAGCCGATCATCTGTACATCCCCAGAACAAGCATGCGCTGCTGCGAAATCGCGTCCTGATCGCCGCTGAAGCTCTGCGAAAAATCATGCGTTCCGGCCGGGACGTTGAAGGAACGGAAGCTCGAGAAAGTCCAGGTATACGGACTGACCGAAAAGGTGATGAAATCCGCCTGCGATCCGTTCTGGTTCAGCTGGTAATCGACCGACCAGCCGCCCGATCGACCGGCGATCCTTGCCGAGGTCATGACCAGCAAGCGAGCTGGATAGCTGACGCTGACGGTCAAGCTGGCACCGTTGACGGACCACCATGTCCCGACCGCGCCATCCTTGATCCAGAGCGTGTCGATATCGGCATGTTTGATGAAGGCGCGGTCCATGTAGACTTGACCGTCGTTGACCACGAAGGGCACCTGTCGCGCGGCGTTGGCGCCCCGGCCATTGGCGATCGCGAACCGATCCGCCACCGCGAGGATCTGGTTGGTGCCGTCGGACCCGGCCTCGATGAAGAGAGAGGCGGTCTGGTTGGTGCCATCGGCTTCCGCCTGGGCGGAAATCGCGATCCGGGTCAGGGCGCCGTCGCTGCTGGCGGTGGCATTGACCCGCAAGAGCCCCGAGGCACTGGCCCGGTTCGTCCGCGCCTCAACCCGCGTGGTCGCATCGGCCTGCGCTTCGAGCCCGTCTTCGGTCTTGCCCACGCGCGTGGTCAGTGACTGGACCGTGCTGGCATTGGCCTTGTTGCCAAGGGCCGTTTTCACGGTCGTGATATCCGTGGCCAGAGCGTTGTCCTCTCTGGCTCGCACAAGGCTCTCTTCAGCTATTTTCCCGGTGTTCTCTCCGACAGTCACATCCAGCGTCGTGACGCGCAGCGCGACCGCTTCGGTCCCCGAGACCGCCACATCGACCTCTTCCAAAAAGGCCGCGCGACTATTGGCCGCTTCGACGACCATCTCTTGTCGCAACTTCTCATGCGCGCTGTAGATCGAAAAATCCATCTCGGCCAGGGAATCACGGACAGCCGCGATTTCATCGCGCAAGGCGCGCTGCGCGTCACCCGAGCCACCGGCCCATTCCTCCAGCGCATCGATGTCGAGGCGGACATCCTGCTTGATCTCCTCGAAATCGACATCGTGGCTGCCGAGCCGAATGTCATGGGTACGGACATAGCGCCAACTGGTCCAGGCGGTGCGGCGCTTCTTGATCAAGCGGGCATGCACCTCGTAATTGGTCGATGGCAGGATGCCCTGGTAAAGCATCAGCGATCCGGCCGAGATGTTCTGGATATCGCCGCGCAGGACAATCTCGGTGCTGCCGGCGAAGCGCAGTTCCCAGCGAAGGCCTTCGGCGATGAGTTCGGGATTCCAGACCAGACGGATGCCCGCCATGCGCTGATTGCCCTCGCTATCTGTCAGGATCACCGCTTGGGCGTCGAAGCCTGACACATCGGCGGGCACGATCGGCGCCGGTCTGGCTGGCCCGGGCGGCATCGGCAGTTCAAAGCCGGGCTGCCAGCTGTAATCGTTCGGATCGCGCTCGCGGAGCGAGAATTGCCGGATCCCGGTGCGCGGATCTTCAAGGATTTCATAAGGCGTGAAGTCCTTGCCGTCATAGCCGTTCCGCACCGATCCCCAATCCATGGTGTCGACCAGTTCGACATGGGCGCTGTCGGGAGGCAGGGCGATCACATGCCGGCGAAAGCGACGCTCGTCCTCGAGCCAGGCGCGCATCAGCCGCTGGACCTGCCGCGGGTAAGGAACGGCCGGCAGTGACAGCGAGGCCATGCGCCGCCCAAACACGTCCGAGGCTTCCCAGAGGGCATTGGTGCGTTGCGGAGCTTCCTTGGTTTCCCAGAAATGCTCGGGATCAGGGAACTTGGCCGAGATAGCGTTGTAGGTGTCCTGGAGCGCCGGAAACGGGTCCAGCTCCTGCTTCCGGCTGACGATGATGTCATCATCGCTGAAGCTGTAGACCGGCAGCGCCGGAGGGCCGGCGACGATGCCCCAGCCATAGCCCAGATCCGCGATCGTCGCCGATGCGGCCTTCAGAAACTCTTCCAGTGCCGCCGCCGGTGGCTGGTTCAGGGCGATTTCCAGACCGGCCCGGTAGGTGGCTTCGGTTTTACCATCCTGTCGCTTGACCTGGACATCGGCCCGATTCATCGCCGCGACCCAGAGGGCGCGGGGCAATTGCCGCAGATCGGCGATATTGCCGCCATAGACCTCGCCACCAGGCAGCGGGATGCCGCGCATCAGGTTCCAGCAGATGACGACCGGGTTTTCCGTGGCCACCCAGGTGGCCGGATCATTCAGCCGCTGCGGCCCGAGACCACCGGCGGTGCTGTCCTTGCGGATGTCGTAGAGCGGGATGCCCAGCATCTCGAAGCGATAGTTCGGAACCTGCGGCAGATCCTCCTGATCGTATTTGAAGGTCAGGATGGCATAGCAAAGCCCGGCGCCGATCATATCAGCCGCCCAGGGACGGTCGTCATGCTCGCCGTATTTGCTGCGCAGATAAGGGTCGGCCTCGGTCTGGGTGCCGTCATAGTATTTGACCCAGATCCGGCCTTCGTATTTCCCGTCAACGACCGGGCGGCCATAATCCTCATGCGGAACGGAGCCCAGTTCCAGCCACTCATCCCCCATCTGCACCCGTTCGAGTTTCGCGCCCGGAGCGCTGCAGAGCTCGACGATCTGGGTCAGATGTCGGTTACTGCTGCCATGGCTGTAAGGGGCGCTGATCGCTTGTCCCGCCGTCGCATAGCGGCCGAGGATGATGGTTTCGGGCTGTTGCTCGCCGTGGGCGGTCACCGAGATGGTGATGCCGCCACCCTGCGGAGGCTCGGCCGCCATCGCCGCGGAAAGCGCCGACACGGCAACCGATGTCAGCAGCTTGACAGCCAGACCGCCCAGAAGCGTGCCGCCGAACGTGGCACCGGCGACCCAGCCGGCAAATGCGGTGCCGCCAGCGGCAAAGGCGGCGCCGGCGCCGAATGAGAACAGGCCTCCGACAAATGCTACGGCTGCGCCCATTCAATCCACCTTGAAGAGACGCGTGACCGGGGCCATGGGCGAGATCCCGAGGCTGCCCGACAGGGTCAGGATATAGATGGCTTCGCCCTGGACGAGGCCGACGGCGTCACCATCCTCCGTCGGCAGGATGACGATATCGCCTTCGCGAGCTTCAGAGACATGGGCCTCCGGCAGATGCCGCGCGATCAGATCGACATGATCACGATAACCGGCCCGGCGCAGGATCCGTCGGCCGCCGGCAAAGGTGGTGTAACGACCGCGCCAGGGCGCTGCGATGTCCACGCCGGTCTGGGCTTCGATAGCGCCGGCGCCGAAGAGGCAACAATCATGGCGCCCCGGCTGCATCTGTCGCCGGTTCACCTTGCGCAGCCAGGCATGCAGCCGGGGCTGCCAGTCGGTCAGGCGTTTCAACGGCCCCATTTGACCTCCTCGGTCTTGCTCCGTGCGGCAAATCTGCGAAATCCATCGGTCGGCGCGCGGGTCCGCAGCGTGGCATGCGAGCGGAACCGCGACAGCGGTTTGGTGAGGGCGCGACCTTCGGTGACAATCTCCAGCGTCGCCTCACCGGCCTCGCCCTTCGGCGGTGTGGTCAGCGGAGCCTTGTCCAGAAAGCCGCGCAGGATGACATGCGGCTCGGCGATCAGGTTTTCGGTCAGCGGATCGAAGAGCGCGCGATGTACCTCGACCGGCGCATGGCGCGGCTCATAGCCGCGGATCAGCATCTGCGCCTCCGGAGCGATCTGGCTGATCGTGATGCGCTGCGTCCGGACCCGCAGCCCGGTCTGGCGCCGGATCGGGTCCATCTTCAGATAGGCGCCCGCGCCGAAATAGAGCCGGGTCTGCCCTTCAATGACGAATTCATGATGATCGGCGCCGGTCCAGAAACCGATCGTCTCGCTGTCGCCGCTTATCCGGTGCCGGGCGCGGATCCAGACCAGCACATGCCCCATGAAGGGCTTGCGACTGGCGAAATAGGCGGCGGTGACGGGGTCGAAGACACGCATTTCAGCGTTTCCTTCCGGCGATTCGATCGTAAACCTCGAACGCCTGCCCGATCGCCGCAGAAACCCGCTCTGCCACTGATCCGTGGTGACGATCAGGCTGATCCGGAGGCGTGAGCTCGTGATACGCCATACGCTTCTCGAGATTGGCAACACGTTCGGCGAGTTCAAGATTGGAAACGTCCATGATTACCTCAGGGTCTGGCGAAAACGAAAGCGCATGCCCTCGGTCATCGTCCCGCGCCGCCGTCCGGGATCGAACGACCCCGGCAGCACGATCGCCTTGCAGGCCGCGCGATGCAGGGTGACGGACAGGCGCGGCGTCCAGCCGGGGCGAATGTTCGGGGTGATCTCGATCAGGCCGGTGACGCCTGAGACGTCGGATGATCCCGGCTCGGCGATCCGGTGCAGCGCGTAGCGCACCGGATCGCTGCCATAGCGGAACGCTAGATAATCGTGCCGGCGGAACTGATAGCCGACCGGAAGTCCGGCCAGACGCAGCTCGCGGTTGTTCCCCGAGACCGTGTCCAGAACCACGTCCCGGTTTCCGAGGATCGTGCCGTCCGGATCATGCCGGGGCGCCGGACGGCGGACGTCATGGACCAGAAAGCTGGCGCCCGGTCGGCGCAGGACATCGAGCATCGCGGTGGCAAAATCCCGTTCTTCCTCGGTCAGGATGCCGAGAATGACCTCGCCCTCCCAAAGTCGCGTGCCGAGATCGGCCGTCAGGATTTCGCCGCCGCCGGTCTCGCTGAGTTCGATCGCTTCGGGAATGTCAAAGCTCATGTCCTGGATCGGCAGGTACGAGAGGAACTGGGCGGTTGTCAGCGGAAAGGAATAGGCCATCAGCTGCCCCACCGGTCATTGACGATCATCTTCACCCGGTCGGGCAGCGCCTGCCGGTCATAGCTCTCGAAGGCTTGGGCGATGGCCTGATTGACATTATCACGGACCTCGGCATTGCCGGTGCCGGTGACATTAATGGCGAAAACGACGCGCTCGCGGCCGGCTTGGTCTCCCGTCGCCGACTGCCCGGGGGCAAAGCCCGGCATCGGAGCCCGGCCACTCACATAGCCCCCCGATCTGTAGCCCTGCATATTGCCGCGCCGAATCGCTTCGAGATTGGCGACACCGATGCGACGGGTGGCGGCAGCGTCGAATACATATTCGTTGCGGTGCACGACACCCGCGACATCGTCATCGGCGCCGGACCCGGTGTCGCCGCCGCGTGCAAAGCCCGGAATGCCGATCATGCCGCCAAGGCTGGTTAGAAGCCCGCCGATCAGCGAGCCGCCAATACCGCGCTGAGCCCCGGCCTGCTGGATGACGCCGGCGATCGAGGAGCCGAAACCTTCCAAGCCCGTGCCGAGTTGCGCTGCACCGGCGCCCAGCTGGCCCAGTTGCTGCTGGGCGGTGACCGTGGCCGCTTCGAACTGGCCCATGGCGGCCTCAGCGGCGGCAAGCCGGCGGTCGAAATGCATCGCGCCTTCCGGGTTTTGCGGCGTGTACCCGCTTGGCCGTTCAAAGCCCGCGAACGCAGCCGTTGCCTCGCGGACCGTGGAGGATGCCAGAAGCTTCTGATAGGCGCCATTCTCGCTGGTCATCAGTTCATGCCAGGCGAACTGAAGCTGCTTCTGGATATCACCGAGGTTCTGCTGGCCGCCAATGAAATCGAACAGATTGTTCCGGCGATCGTTCCACTGGAAGAGACCGAAGGCATTGCCGGAATCGCCCACCGCCAGAGGATTAAAACCGCTCTCGGCCGAGGCATTCCCCATGACACCGGCAATCTGATGCGACGCCAGCCCCTTGCCTGCGAAGAACGACCAGATCTGCGCCTGAACCGAGCTCGATCCCGGCAGACCGCCCATCATGGCGGGGGAGGCGTTAAGATTGGCCGCGCCCGCCATCATCCCGGCCAATCCTGACAGGTTGCCGCCCAAGATCACATTGCTGGTGGTCACCGTCATCGACTGTAGCGGCATCGCCGTGGCGGCGCGGACAAGGCCGGCCTCGTCGACGGACGCGCGGCCAGTGAAGCGATCACGGATCCCGGCCCAGCCGCCGACGTCCTCCCAGGTGCCGAGATTGGTGCCCAGAAACATGTTCTTCAGCGGGTTGCGTATCGCCAGATCGAAGAAGCCCTGCTCGATCTCGCTGATCATCTCGCGGAAGGCACTGCCGAGATCGCCCTCGCGCAGCTTGTCCAGGACGCCATCAATGGCCTGTTCGCCCGCCGATTGGACGCGCCGCCAGGCATCGGCCTGTTCCTCGATCCTACGGGCATAATCGGCCTGCGCCAAAGTGTTGCGGCGGATGACTTCGGCATCCTCGCCGGTAGCGCCGAGGCGTTGAATATCGCGCTCGGCCTGCACCAGCGCCAGCACCCGGGCGCGGACCTCGGCCGACTGGCCGATCAGCGCGATCTCGAGTTGCTGACGCTGAAGGCTTTCCTGCTGGCCGCGCAGAAAATCATCCTGGGCGCTGGTCAGTTCGGAGATCGCGCGGGCCCGCGCCTGGGCGCGAGCTATGGCCGCGACCTCGGCATCCTGGCCGCCCGCGATTGCCTGGGCATAGGCCCGCTCGGCCTCGATATCCGCCCGAAGCCATGGATTGCGGCTACCGGCGATCCGGGCATCGAAGCCGTCCATCATCGCCGCGACCTGCAGATCCTGCATCGCGCGGGTGCGCGACAGGGTCGCCTCGGCCTCGGCCCGCGCCAAGGCATTTCTCCGTGCCTCTGCCGCTTCCAGCAGGGTGAGGTTCTTTTCGCGGACCGCAGTCTCGGCCTCGGCCAGCGCATTCACCCGGGCCTGCTCGGCGGCGCTCGCCCCGATCAGGCCGATCTCGCGCTGGATCGCCGCCAGCTGATCCTCCTGCTGCCGCAGATATTCCCGCCGCGCCGCAGTCGCAGCACGCTCGCGCTCATATTGCAGCGCGATCAGACCGTTAATGGTGCGGCGACCCTCGAGGCTCTGCTGATCGATGCCAACACCTTCCAGCTTCAGGACCAGCCCCTCGCGCTCATGCCGGTTCTGAAGCGCGCGCACTTCAGCACTGCCTTCTCCGAAGGTAAGAATGGTGCGCTGCATCTCGATCTGCTTGCCTAGATCGTCGCGTATCGCCTGCGCTTGCGATGTCCCCGCAGCATTTTGTTCAAGCGCGCGAAGCTTTTCGAGGGAAAGGATACTTTCCTGAATGCGCTTCAGCTGCGCGTCTTCTTCCTTTGAAACGCCTTCTTCAGCATTCGCGGCACTACGCCATGCACTCTCCAGCCCGTGCAGGGCGGATATCTTGTCGTCAAGACCCTCGGCCGAGATAGCTGTGTCAGCCGGTCCAACACATCATCGAACAGGGCGAGGTTCTTCTCGGTCTCGTCCATATCGAAGAGCTTGCTGAGGCTGAAACGATCCTCCATGCGTTGTTCATGAAAGGCGGTTCCTTTCGGATCATTCCCGGGCCGGTCGGATCGCAATGACAGGTCTGGAAGCAGAAGGTCCAGATCGCCCGTGAGAGATGACATCGTTTCACGCGCGTTACGCTCGGCCGTTCGTTTGTCGAGTGCCGACATCTCGGTCAGCAGCGCGCGAACCTCATCCGCTGCCAACCCGAACTCGCGGGACATCTCGGCCGTCGAGGATCGCGACCGACCAATGTTGCGCTCGTAGCTTTCGATGGAATCGGCAAGCTCACTCATCGCCTCATCGAACGATTTGGTCTCGCCGCGCAATTTCATCAGTCCCTGAATGCCGAAGGCGGCGAAGGTGGTAAGACCGATCGTCGCCAGCGTCATCGGGCTGATCAGCGCCATGAAGCCCTGCGCCATCCCCTTCACAGCCGTCATGCCGCCACCCATCTGCTGGGCAACCTGGGCAAGCTGGGTGCCCTGTTGCAAGCCGATGATGGCAGGGTTCATACCCATGGCGGCAGTCACACCGATATCGAAGCCCTGAGCAGCGACATTACCCGTATACATGCCGTTGATATTGGCCGGGACAGGATTGGAGCCCGGAAGCTGGGGTCCGAGCGCGGAAAATGCAGCATTGGCGCGCTCCCGGGCGATGCGTGCTTCATTCTGGGTGAGAATCTCGGCTTCCAGCGCCATGTCGATGCGCTCGAGCTGCTGCTCATACTGGAGCGAGGCGGCGAACAGCGGATTGAACGACGCCCTGATCTGGTCCATGGCCGCCTGATACTGGCGACCTCTTTCAACCACCTGCTCGAACTGCCCGGCCGTCGCGCCGAGAGACAGGCTCAGTCCCGACATGGTGGTGCGGAGCGACTCGGCTGCCGTCTCCGAGGCCCGGATGCCGGCGACATTCGGGGTTGCTGCCACCGGGTTTGCCAGCACGAAGAGCGGCGGTTGCGTCCGATTGGCCGCCGCCCGCTGTCCCGCCGCCGCGAGACCCTCCTGGGCCGTTGCCGCCCGGGCTGCCGCCGCCGCCAGGCGCTCCAGTTCGGCAGCTTCCTTTTGCGCCGCCGTTCCTGCCTTTCCGGCCTCGGCCGAGACCTCACGCATCCCGGCCGAGACTTCCGACAGACCCGCCTTGGCGCTGCTGACGTCAGAGCGCATGACCATCGAAATGTTGAAGGCGGCTGTCGTACTCACCCGGATTTCTCCCCAAAGACCTCGAGGGCGCTGCCCTCCATCACCTGCAGATCCCGAAACACCGCATCGGGATCCGCGAATTGCGTCCGGCGCAGGACCACATCGACCGCCGGGTAATCGAGCCCGAGCCAGATCAGCGCAGCGGGCGCCACCACGACGCGCCATTGCGTCTCGACGGCCAGCCAGGCGGCGATCGCGTCGCCATTGGCCAGCATCACCTCGAAGGCCTCGGGTGCAGCCGCGCCCGGCTGACCCTCGATCCGGGCGCCCATGCGGGCGAACTGACCGATCAGGTCTTCATCCAACTCCATCGGCGCCCGGTCATCGGCCCGGCCTTGCCGCGCGAGCGCCCAGGCCCGGGCGGCGGCCTTCAGTTTCCCAGGCGCGGCGCCTCGCCGTTCTGGCTTTCGGTCAGCGCCTTGCCGATCGCCGCCCGAAACCAGCTGTGCTGCAGGGCCTGTTCCAGAAGCTCGGGCGAGAAGGGCACGTGCTTGCCATGCTCATCCACGACGCCGTCCCAGCCCTGGACCACGCGCAGCATATGACGCACGCCATGTTCGGTGACCGCGCGCATGGTGGTCAGGGCCGCGCTTTCCTCCTGGGCCGCGATCACCTCATCCTGCGGCAACGGCTCCAGCAGCACCTTCAGCTTCTGTTCGACGTATTTGCCGGGGTCTTCGGGATCGGGTACCCGCACGGTGACGGGCCACCAGTAGCTGTAGGTCTTCGCCAGCTTGAATTGCATGTCGGACCGCCCTTAACGCGAGATGATGACCAGCTCGTCGCGGCCCGCGACCGGGCAGAGCGAGAGCGGCAGACTGTAGTTCAGGATGCCGTCGGTCTGGCCCTGGGTGATCTTGCCGATCTCGACCGCCGGCGCGGTGATCTCGACGATATTGCCGGGCGTCTTGCCATGGACCAGCGACAGAGCCCCCCGGCTGCGATTAAGCGCTCGGGCGAACCAGTCGATCTCGGCCAGGGTCTTTGCCTCAACCACCGCCATGCCGGTGACACGGCGATCCGAGATGATCACCGACTCCGACCCGATCAAGAACCGCGGGATGACGGTGTTGCCGAGGTCGATTTGCAGGCTTTCGGCCACCGAATTCCGGCCATGCAGCATCATCGTGGTATTGGCCGACGATCCTTCGAGCGGTGTTTGCCAGCCGGCCATGGTCACCGGTGTGAGCGCCTGGTCGGTGATCGTGCCCAGAAGACCAGTCATGGTGAAACGGAAATTCGGAATGGCCTTCGGCGCGAAGCTCAGGCTGAAGGTGCCCCGGCAGCCCAACAGGACGTGACGGACGCCATCGATCTCGAAATAGATGCTGCCGCTGTCCTGGCTGTCTTCGACAATGGAATAGGTCGCGGTGGCGCCGGCCTCGAGCGTTTCGGCAAAGCCGCAGGCGCGCATCAGCGACGCCCATTTCGGGGCGGTGCCGGCGGTGCCCGATCCGGCGATCTCGACCTCGAATTCCAGCCGGGCATGCTTGCCGGTCAGGATGACCCCCTGATTGCCCATATAGGGCAGCAAGAGGTCGCGGCTGACCTCCTCGGCTTCGATCGGGGTGAAGGTCACGTTCTTGCCGATGACCGCATTCGCCCCGGCAGGCGCCGCCAGGACGCCATAGGTGGTCTCGATCTTGTGCAGAATGGCCAGTTTGCGGAAAATGCGGGGCATCACTTGCTTCCTTTGCGCGAAGGGGTGGTGGCCGGCGTCGCCTCTTCAGGCAGGGCCGCAGGCGGGGTTTTGTCGGGCTGGGCTTCGTCGGGCTGGCGGTCCAGCGCACCGGTCTTCGGGTCGCGGACGTAGCTGCCGCCGGAAACGGGGAGTTTCGTCATCGGGGTTCTCCTGTCAGGAAACGGGCGGTTGTCCATGTCTGGACGAAAATGCTGACACCTGTGGCGACCGGGCTGCTCTCGCCGCCCACCAGTTCGCAGCCCTGCGAGAAGCCCTCTGGCTCCCAGCCGGCCAAGGCCGCCTCGATGTCGGATTTCATGGCATCGAAACGCAGGGCGCGATCCGCACCCAGCATGTGATCATATTCACGCACCACCATGCCGATGGCGAATTGCGACACGATGTGCTGGCGAAACCCGCCGGTGAGGAACGCCTGCGAATCGGCCCGTTCGTTCCAGGGCATGATCAGCGCGGTGCCGCTGTCGACCTGACCGGCGCGATCGGTGAAGACATCGAGGTCTTCGCAGATTTCGACGGCGGCCCAACGGCCGTTTGGCAAAAGCAGACCGCTCAGCCGATCGAGAAGCTGCTGCAGCATCAGCGCCACCCTCGCAGCTTGCGGCCGGTAAAGACCTGCGGCGGATGGTTGGCCATGACCGTGCCGGTGACAGGCGTGGGAACGTCCTCGCCTTCGCCCACCGGCAGAGCAACCAGGCCGCGGGCGACGTCCTTCAGGCTGGCGATCGCATCCTTGTAATCCTGGGCGACATGGTCCGGAGCGCCATTGCGATGCAGCACGTAACGGGCGATCGACACCGCCCAGGTGCGAACCAGGGCGGGAACCGGAACCAGCGGCAGGCGATATTTCGCGGCGACGTAGCTGTTGATGACGTTGTCGGCATCTTCCAGCGCCGCCTGGATCACCTCGGGATCAGGCACGCCATCCCGATCGCGGTCGGCGATCTGGCGGATTTCTTGTACGCCGGCGCGTTCGGTCAGGTCTGACAGCGTGGCGTAGGTCATTCTGCCGCCAGTTTTTCGCGGAGCAGATATCCCTCCAGCGGCCACAACTTCCCAATGGCATCCGAACGGGCAAACTGGTGGCCGACGTCAGCATTGAAGTTTTCAGGATCTGCAGGAGCCGACTGACCAACGACCGAAAACCCATTGACCAGGGTGAGAACGCACAAGGTCATATGTGGCTGCGATGTCGGGTGCAGATATTCTTCGGCTACGATCCTGGCCTCCAGATACTGAAGCGAGATCCGGTTCGGTGTTTTCTGCACCGAGGCAGCGAGGCGGTCGCTGGCGTTGAGGCTCTCCATGGGTCCATTCCTGTCGTTTGGAGGTGACCGAGGCGATTTTCACCGCCTCGGCCGAGGCGCCACTGCCATAGCGCGGAAGAACTGATGAAGTTCGGTGGGGATCAGTTCTTGGGTGCCGCCGCAGCCTTCTTCGAGGCTGGCTTGGCGGCGGGAGGCTCCCCGGCCTGTCCCTTGTCCTGCTTGGCCGCCTGTTCCGAGGCTGCGCCCTGCTTGGCTGCGTCCTGCAACTCGGCGATCTCGGCTTCCAGTTCGAAAAGCTGGGCCTGCAGGCTGCGCGTTTCGCCTTCGGCGTCTTCAGCCCGCTGGCGCCATTCGTCGCGCTCGGCCTGCAGATCAGCGGTGGCGGCGGCGACCGCGGCCTTGACGGCGGCATCGGCGATGGTCTGGGCCATGATGGCCACCTCGGCATCGGTGGCATCCGTGACCGGTGCCTCGCCCTCCAGAACCGCATCCATGGCCTGCAACTCGGCGGCGGTGGTCGGATCGACCGACAGCCGGTCACCGGGTTGGCGCCATCTGCCGTCGATCTTGGCCCTCGAGACCAGTGTGACAGCGGTTTCCCGGGGGGCGGTCATACCGCTGCCCCGGCGTTCTGGAACAGGAAGCCCGCGTCGGCGCCGGTCAGATAGGTGCGACGTTCTGCCGTGGTCGGGTAGATCCAGCTGTCATTCGGCTCCCAGAAATAGGGCTTCTTGACCTGCGGATAGCCGATCAGCTCATAGGTATAGCCGTAGGACGGGACATCGAAGTTGTCGCCTGTCACCGGAACATAGGACAGGATGGCATCATCGCCCCAGATATCCAGCGCCGGCTGGTCATCCGTCGCCGTTTCGGGCAGATAGACCGCCTTGCCGACGATCACGCGCGCCAGATCGAAATACGAGGCCAGCATCTCGGTCGTGATCGAGTTCGACGAGGTATACTTGAACTGTTCCTTGATCTTCGGATGCCGCTTCAGCGCGTTGAAGGCCGTCGGGCCAAGCGTCAGGGTGTTCGGGTAGCGGCCGATCATGCGGCGGATCTGCTCTTTCGCCTCGTCGATATCGGCCGAAGGGTCGCTGTCTGGGCTAGACCAACGATCCGAGCCGGTCAGCGCGGCACGGTTATTGGCACCATAGTTGCCAGCTGCGCGGGCCAGCTGCGCGGCTTCATATTCATGGCCGAGGTCGATCACGTTCAGGACCATGTTGATGGCACCGGTCGCCAGATTGATGCCGGGAACAGATACGGCCTCTTCCTGATGCTCGACCGGAACGACGCCTTCCAGGGCATCTTGCACCAGCGAGACCGTGTCGGCGGCATAGCCGTACTGGACGCGCTTCTTGTCGGACCCGGGGGCGCGGCGCGTGTTCATCATCCGGAAGGATTCTTTGCCGAACTTCACAACCTTCATCGAGCGGTTCGGAATGCTGACGCGCGGAAACAGCAGGTGACCGATGAATTCGAGGTTGCGGTAGCCCCGGGCATGGGTGGACAGGATCGGGTCGATCACTGCGGCGGTGCGGGTATTCAAAGGTGCCATCAGGCGCGCTCCTTAGCGGATGAGGATATCGACGAAGCCACCATCGGCGGCCGAGTGCAGGGCGGTGGCGAACGCGTTCACCGGATCGGCGCCGGCGGTCTTCACACCGCCCGTAGCGGCGCTGACGACCTTGTCGCCGACATTGATGACGCCGACGGCGCGCACGCGGATGGTGCCGATCACGATGATGGCCGCGAGATCGCCGATGACGGTGTTCGGATGCTTGGCCGCACCGAGAACTGGTGCATCGTCGGCCTCGACCTTCGCCCCGGAAAAGCCGATGAGGTCATAGGCCTCGAACGCGCCGGTGGTCGGGGCGGTGAGGGTCAGAACGTCCTGGAAATACTGCATGGCTCCCTCCAATCAGGACACGGCGGTGACGGCATCGAGATATTCGGTGCCGGGATTGGCGCGCTGATAGGCCAGCGCCTTGTTGTGGGTGGCGAGGCCTTCGGGGTCGACGGCCTTGCCGTCGGCGGCGAAGGATGCGGGTCTGCCGGCCCCATTCGGATCATCGCCCATGTCGAGACGACCAAAGCTGACCACCTTGGGCTGCGCCTTCAGCACCTCCTTCAGGGCGGCGGCGGGCGTCAGCTTTTGCGTCCCTTCGGAGAAGCTGACGGCGGCTTCGCCCGGAAGCGCGTCCAGGATCGCGACAACCTTGTCTTTCGAGGCCGCGATCAGCCGGCCGTCCTCGACCAGGCTTTCCGCGAACGAGACGTTGTCATCATGGGTCTGTTTACGCTCGCGTTCAGCAATTGCCTGTTCGCGGGCAGTCAGGGCGGTTTCGCGTTCGGCGAATGCCGGATCGTCCTTTTTGGACACTGCAGGTTCCTCTTCAGGTTGGGGATCGGGGTTGGCAGGCGCGAGGGGATTGTCGCGGCCTGCCGGCTGCTCGGAATATGACGGGATCAGATCGGCCTGTTCGCCCAGCCACTCGATCTTCCAGTTGGGCAGCGCCTTGTCGGCATCTTCCATGCCGAAACGGTCGATAAAAAATTCGCGTAGCAAGCGGAACAGCCCGGCGGCTTCCTCGAAGCCACGCTCACCGAAGGCGGCCTCGAAGGTCACGCCTTCATTGTTCGAGAACTGGACGTTCTTCAGGCCGGACACAGCCGGGGCGGCCGCGCCCAGAAAGCCCACATGTTTCGGATACCAAGTGCCCGGCACCGGGTTATGGCTCTGCTGCGGCCCGAAATACTGCATCGAGACCTTCTTGAAGCGGCCGGCCTTGACCAATTCGGCAAAGGCCGGCTCGATCTGGTGCAGATTGGCGTAAAGACGATCGCCGGTGGCATCGTAATCGAAGCTCTCGACCCAGCCGAAGGCGGGGGCATTGGTGTCGGGATGGCCGACGACGATCGGCGCCGGCGCCACGTCCGGATCATAGGCATCGGCGATGGCGCGGAGATCGGCGGCGGAATAGCTGATCGGTTCCCCCTCCATCGGCGTGAAGGTGCCGGAGCGGAAAACTTCGATACGTGCGGTAAGCGGTTTGTCGGTCATGGCTCGTCCGGATTGATCTCCGGACGACCATGCTCAGTTGCCAAAATGAAAAAAACTGGACAAGGTCCAGTCAGTTCATGGTCTTACACGTCTTCATCATGCGCATGATCGGCCTCGCAATCAACACCTTTGCAGGTTCAGATCACCAACGGCCACCGGAATGGCCGTGAGACCGATCCTAACAGGGGCCTAACACCCCTCTGGCCGATTTTATGACCCGATACCGCCGCAGCACCTTCAGGGCCGTCAGCGGCCAAATTTCGGGGGTGTCGGATTTCACAGGGATAGCCACTCGATGCCCATCTCCAGAATGGCGCGCTCGTCGGCCGCCGAGACCCCGAGGAAAGGGCGCGCCGGTATGCGGATCGTATGGGCCGGGATCGTCACATCGGTGACGACATCCGCCTCCTCCTTCCTGACAAACAGCCGACCGACCTGCCCATCGGCATTTTTCCTGCGATAGATCTTCGCCGCCCGCGCGGGCTTGTTGATGGTGCCGCCCAGCTGATGGATCGCGGCATGTCGCACCGGGCTGCCGATGGCGACCTCGTCATTCGTGGCGATGGAACTGACGGACCCGGCCAGGGCCGAGCCGGACTTGCCCTTCGAATTCGAGCGCAGGATCGTCAGCGGCAGCTGCCCCTTCCGCTCACGCGCCCGGATCGTCGCCGGCCGCAGGCTGACCCAGGGCGTGCCGTCGGGCGCGCGCTGATTGCGAAAACTGTCGGAAGTGGACCTGACCATCAACTCGCCCACCGATTTGAAGAAGCCCTGGCGGTTCTCCATCCGGTCCAGCAGATCCTGCATCTGATCGCGGGCGGCCGCGTCGTTGATCTGAAGGGAAAGCCTGATGCCGGTCATCTTGATATTTTCCTCTTGCAGGGTTAAGATAATATGGTGAGCGGGCCAGACAGGTGATGTGTCCAGATAGCCCTTCATGCGACGGTCGGATCACCTCGGCCGTCATTTTCTTTTCCAGACCAGCTTGCCACCACGACGGGTTTGGATACCACGGATGTCAGGTTCGCCACGTCTGTTCTGTGGCAGGTATATGGTGACGGGTTCCCACCATTTGCGGCCGATCTGCATGACCGACAAGACGCCCTGATCGGGATCGACGCGGATATATCGGCGATCCAGCAGTAATTCCTGAAGGTCAGGTCGCACGGGATCGTTCTTTGCCGCAACCCCGAGCCAGATTTCGTCCGGATCGAGCAGGGTTTCCGCCATCAGAGGCGTCAGGATATCGCGGCCGCGCTTGCCCACCTTCCACATGCCGCCGCGATCGCGGAAGAACTGATCCGAGATCGGAATCCGGGTGCCCGCGGGATCCTGCCACAGCACGGCCTCGTCGATATCCGCGCCGAACGGTTGCAGAAATGCCCGGACATAGTCTTCGGGGGGCAAGCCTTCGGGCAACGGCTCGGCCGTGAAGGGTCTCGCCTGCGCCACGAGTTCATCGAGGGGCGATGGCTCGTCGATGATGACCGCGTGGCGTCCCTCCTGGATCAGCCCGTCGGCTTCATCGATGAGGGCCGAGGGGACAAGGCCGCGCTCCCAGAGATTGCCGGGTTGATAGTCCCAGCCGTAACCGGTGCCCTCGGGCAACTGCACTATCTCGCCGGTCGCACGATGCGTATAAGGCTTGCGGATGATCGCCGGCGCCAGATCAGGGCCGGTCTTGCCCAGGGCGCGCAGCTCGGGCCGCGACAGGCTCTGGACGCCACAGGAACAGATCCAGTCATTGGGCGGAAAATACACATCCCACCAGGGGTCGTCCCACATCAGCACCAACCTGTCCCAGGCGACATGCTGCGCGCGCGGGTTCATCGGCACCCGGGTTTCCGCGTGGCGGTATTGCCAGTAAGGGCGCAGCTTGACCACGTCGGGATCGCGCATCTGTTTCAGCCGGCCGGCCATGTAGCTGGTGCGGATATTGGTCTCGAAAATGGTCCGGATGCGCCATTCGCGGCCGCCCTTGTAGGACCAGCCGTATTTTTCCACGAGACGGTCGAACTCGGCGGCGAAGCCCTTGATGTCGTAGGTCCGGGCGCCCTCGATGACGGCGGCCTGAAACTCCTCGAGCATCGCCATGTCGGTGACGCCGGCGACGACGAAGGCGCGATCGTGATCGCCCTGCATCGCATCCGTCCAGGCGCGGGTCGGCTTGCCGCGCTTCTGGCGCAGGAATTCGATCTGCTCAGCGAATTCGTAACCTTCTGCAAAAGAGCTGGTGTTGCCATCCATCTCGACGAAAACCGCCTCGCGCCCCTCTAGGCCGGCCAGTTCCAGAACCTGACCGATCACCGTGGCCAGGGCATCCGGCGTCCATTTCGTGGCCAGTTCCAGCAGGCCACGGTTTGCATCCTCGAAACTGTCCGCGCCCTCGATGGCCCGCCGGATGCCCGAAAGGCGACGGTCGAAATGGGCTTTGCTCGCCGCAGCCGCCGCTGCGGTCAGCTGTGCAATCGGCCCGTCATGTCCTGCGAAGCAGACATGGCGGCCATGTGTCAGGCTTTTTTTTTGAGCGTGATCGCGGTGAACGAGGCAGGTTCGGTCGAGATCATCGGATCAGGCTGGGCCACTTCGCCCATCGAATGCCGGGTCGCGACCAGGGCAGCGATCGTCTTGTCCGACAGCCGGTCGGTCAGATCGAAGGACAGGATATAGTCGCGGGCGACATCGTCATCTTCGAATTCGGCGGCCGCCGCGACAATGGCGCGGATCGCCTTGCTGGTGCCTTCAGCCGCCTCGGCCTTGGCGCGCCGCGTCCTGGCAATGGCTTCCTCGTTCTTCGGACGCAGCCGCCAGACAGAGGGAACAGCTGCGCCGGGCAGGTTGTAATCCACGATCCAGCGCAGTAACTGCTCGCGCAGCGTGTCTGCCAGCAGATCGCCATCGCTGTCGACCAGGAGTTCCAGCATTTCCTGATGCACCTCGCCCAGGGCGCGATTGCCACCCGACTCGCCCACCTGGGTGGTCAGGGTCTCGCCGGTGACGCAGATCGAGATCTGTCGGTCCCAATAGGCCAGCCACTGCTCATAGGTGACGCTGCCCGAACGAGAGGCTTCGAGGAATTCGACATCAGTGCCAATGGGAACCGTGACGGCCGAGGAGGTCCGGACATCGGTCAGGGTGCGCAGGAGCTTGTTCTGCTCTTCCGTCAACAGGCCGTAAGGGGTTTTTCCCACCACGGTCGGTCCGGCGAACTTCTCGAGAAAATGCGCCCAGAAGGCCACGCCCTCGCGTTTGAACAGGACCGCCCAGAATAGACGCGTCCCCAGACCGAGGCCGTAAGGGTTGTTCCCCTTGATCCCGTAGCGATGAACCATGAACTTCCGGTCAGGCAGAGCGATGCCGTCCATCATGTCGGCCCAGGTCAGCAGTCGCGGCTTCCATTCCAGGTCAAAGGCGAAGCGGCGCTGATCATGAGCGGTGACAACCGCCGGGATGATGCGGCTGCCGTCGCGCTGCCAGACGATTTCGCTGACAGCGAAACCTTTCAACGTGGCGTCCAGCAGATCTTCGCAGATGCGATCGAAGGGCAGTATATTCAGGATATCCTCGACCAGGTCGGCCACTTCCTGATCCAGCGGCCGATCTCCGCCGGGTTTCACTTCCCATTCCCGGGCCGTCAACGCCTTCTTGCGTTTTTGCAGCATGGCGAATGCATGCGTGTCGCGTTCGATCTCGTCATAGATCGCCAGCCCCTTGCCATTGCCCTGCTGGATCAGGGTTTCGTCGGCATGCTGAAGCACCCCGGAATAGAACGGGATGGTGATGTCGTTGCGGGCATTGGCAATCAGCGCCCGCGACTCCGACGGCAGGTTCTTGCGGCCATCAGCAAGAAAGGAAGCCGCTGAGGCAGCCGGAAGAGATTGTGCTTTGTGTTTGCGGCGTGCCATGTTCGTTCCTACCTCAACCTGTACCCGTCCAACCGAGTGCCACCCGATCCGGCCGAAGCTGTTTGGATCCGCCCTCCGCCACCGCCGCCGGCATAGATCAGTCCATTCTGCCAAAGCATGTCGAGACAGTCGGGGCCGTCATCGTGATCGGCATTCGGCCATTGCTGAAGCTGCTCGATCAGCGTCGTATGGGTGTTGTTGAACCGGATCAGGCCTGCTGCCACCGGCGGCTGAAGGCGCTCGATACGCAGATCCTTGTCGGCGTTCGGGATGATCGGCACGGCCGAGATGCCGACGCCCTGCTTGGCCGCCTCGGCCATCATGGTGGTGCGCAGGAATTCCTGGAACTGGACGGATTCGACGAACCACAGCAGCGCCCTGTATTCGCGCTGCAAGGCGATGGTGTCGGAAATGATGATATCAGGCAGCCGCCTGCGGATCGAGGCTTCGACGACATCCATGGTTCCTGACAGCCGGTCGAAGCCGCCGATCAGGATCGCCGACGGATCGCGGCCCTTGCCCTTCTTGCCCAGTGAGGGGTCGATCGCGCCGAAGAATATCCAGTCGGTCTGGCGCTGAACCCAATAGGTCAGGTTGCCGAATGGATTACCCTCGCTGATCGGCTTGTTCTGGTATTCGGTCATGAAGGCCGCCAGATCGGCCGCCCGTTCCAGCATCAGCCACAAGAGTGGTTGAACCGAGGGCCAGTTGACGATGGCGCCGGCGTCCATCTCGGCCTTTCTGGCGGAATAGAAGGCTTTCGCCTCGTCTTCGCCCTCGTTGTGATAGACCTCTTCGAACTTGTCCCACAGATCCATTCGGTCGGGGAATTTCACCACGGCCTGGAACTCGGTCACGTTCCAGGTCGGATGTTTGGCCGCCCGCACCGTCACTGCGTCGAAATGCAGGATGGTATTGACCCAGATGACATCCATGCTGCCATCGGGCGGCCCGACCTTCAAAGCCGCGCGATAGATCCAGTTCCAGAGCTTCTGGCGCTGATCTGGCGAGCGAACAGCCTCGTCGTTCTCGATATCGTCGAGAAACAGCAGGTCCGGACGATAGGGACCATGGCGACGGCCACGGATCTTCTTGCCCGCACCTAGTCCCTCGACACGGATATTGTTGCGGGTCACGATCTCGCCCTCACGCCAGACGCGGCCTGCGCCGCAGGCGTCAGGAAAATCGTTCTGCAGCCGGATGTTCGTCACCAGCTCGGCCTTGATCGCCTCGATCAGCAGCGCGGCCTGCTCATAAACGTCGCAAACCTCGATGATATAGCGCTTGTTGCCCAGCATCATGTTGTAAAGCGCAAAGCCCAGAGACAGATGGGTCGATTTCGAGGCCCCGCGGGGGGCGATGAAGAGATCGCGCACGCCTTTCGATGACGCCATGATCTCCGGGACGCGTCCGAAGATGTGCTGATGGAACAGGCTGTGCTCGCCCCGCACATAATGGGGCAGATAGGTCTCCATGAAGAACTGGAACCCGTCCTCGTCTCGCACGCGCTTCAGCCGCGCGGCCTTTGCCGCCGGATCGGCGGGAAAGGCTTCGACATTCAGTTCGATGTGGCGGGCGAAGTCGGAGGCCATCTCCGCGATCTTGTCGCGGAAGTCCTTCCGGGAGATCGCGGCCTTCAGCTTCGGCCGCTTCATCATGTCGCGTAGATCTCCGACAGCCGCTCACCGAAGGGCTCGATGATCTCGAGGATGGCCGAGGAATGGCGGGGAAACTCTTCGCGCACGAAATCCAGAAGCTTCGCCATCACGTCCTGGGCCACGCCCAATTCGCTGACCTTGGGAGCAAAGCGCTTTGCGCTGGCCGCCATCTTGGTCATCGCATCCGACAGCGAGACCAGCATGGTGACCTTCTCGCTGGTCGTATGGCTGCCGTCCTTGATCTCGTCCAGAATTGATTGCGCCTGGATCATGAAATCCTCGACCACTGAGGAGACCACGACCTCGACGCCTTCGCCGGCGATCACATGGGCAGTGCGGGCCTTGTCCCAATCATCGCCCTGTTCCCGCGCGGCCTTTTTCCAGCGTCCGATCGTCGCCTCGCTCTTGCCATAGGCAATGGCGATGGTGGACAGCATCATCCGCCGATAGACATAATCCGACCGGGCCTTGCGGCGCAGGTCTTCCGACTTAGCCGACATGGAAGCCTCCCCGCAGCGCATAGGCGATGCCCGCCCCGATGACCGCGCCCACCACCAGGCGGATCACCCATTTGATGCTTTCCTGAATTTCGCCGAGCGATTTCTGGATATGAACGCTGCGTTCGGCCTCACGCGCCTGGGCAATCTCGATATTGAGCAGGCGCATGTCATGCGCGTCCAGGCGACGATGCGCCTGGACGATGTGTTCGGCGTGATGCGGGACAAGGTCGGTCACGGGAGGTCTTTCTTCTTCCGGATCAGAGGGTCTTTCCGGATTGATGGTCTTGAACGCGGGCCTGTCCGGCTTTCCACGATTGCCAGGCGACAAAGGCTCCGGCGGCCAGAATCACCGCGCCTGCAGCCAGCCCGTGCTGTTCGAACAGACGCTGGATGATATCGGCCTGCCCGGTGACATCGTCGATCATCGTCGCCAGACCGCCGCCGGAGAGGATCGCGCCGACAGCGATGTTGTTGCGCGACGCCTTGGCAATCCGGCTGCCGGCCGTGGCCAGATCGCCCAGCGAGGCAAAGGAGCGCCCCAGCGGCAACTGGCGTGGCCGGGCCGCAGCCAGCGCCTCACGGCTCAGACTGCCGAACTTGCCATCCGTCTCCAGGTGATTGGCAGCCTGGAATGCCAGAACGGCCACTTCGGTCAGCGGGCCGAAATCGCCATCGATCTTGCCCGGGAAATAACCGAGGCGCTTCAGGGCGGCTTGCAGATCGCGGACGAGGTCGCCCTTCGATCCGAGCTTCAGCACCGCAGCCGATGACAGCAACACTTCCAGTGTGCCGAAATCACGACCCGTCAACGGAACGGTGCCTTCCGAAACCGACGGCTGGCGCAGATAACCCTCGCCATCGAGCTTCAGCACATCACGATAGATGAAGACCGGGCAAGCCCTGGCCGACACTTCGCGATGACCATGAAAGGTTACAGTTCCGCCATAGGCGTCGTCGATCTGGCCGCAGAGCGTCCTGAGCGTGACGAACTGCGCTTCGGTGAACTTGTCGATCTCCAGCCCATGCAGGCAGATCGCGATTGTGGCGGTATTGTGGCCGCCCTGTGCCGCTGGCGTCTTTTCCAGATCGCGGCCGATCTCGAGCGTGCCATCCTTGCGGATGAAGAAGTGATAGCCGATCCCGGCCCAGCCGTTTGCCTTGTGCCATGCATCGATCACCGCGGCGCTGTCATGTTCCGGCCGATCAGAAGCCGAACAATGCAGAAAAACGCGCGTGACCTTGCGGGCGGGTTTTTTGAAGACGTAATCCAAGGGGAACCTCGATCGGGAAAATGTTGATCGAGATATGGCAAATCAGTCTTTACCCCGGACGCGGACCTTGTCCGGGTTTTGCATGAATTTCAGTCAAAAAGATCGGCTTGGCGATCGTCGCCCTGATCGCCGTTTGCAAGCCGGCGCACATGGCGCATCGAAATGCGCAGCTCCTGCGCGATGGCCGCCCGATCGTAACCTGCGGCTTCCATACGATGCACATCCGCCCTGACCGACCCGGGGGATGGCCGGCGCGGAACATAGATCGATTGACCGCTCAGAAAATGACATAGCGCAATTGCATCGGTTTCACCAAGAGCCTTGATGACCGGATGGTCGGATTTCGGCCGAGCGGGAAATCGCACATCCATCCCGCCGTAATTCTGCATGAGCTTCAGGGCAACGCGTAGACCAAGCGCATCGGCAATATCGACGAGCGATGTCGGCAGGTCTTCAAACTGCGCTGCCTGACGGTCAGACATGGGTGTCTTCCGCAGTGAAGAGATCCGACTGATTGCCCCAGACATCAGCGCCTGCCCAGGCCTCGCGGCCGAAGAGTTCGCAGCGGCTCGCTTGGGGACAAAGCCGTTCCACCATCGCGCGCATCTCGATCGGCTTGCGGCTGTGCTCGCGGCGGATGGCTTCGATTGAATCGGGTATAAGATCCGTATCGATGACGAGCTCGGGGGCAATGATCACGTTGCGTTCGGAGCGCGAGTCCGGGCGCGGCCGGCCGATCTTTCCGACCAGATAAGGCTCGGTCGCGGAACGCAGCACATAGCCCGTCCCCATGGCGACATTCCAGTTCCGCGTGCGCTTCAGCCAGCTACCACCGGTGACATAGGCGAAGCCCCAGTGGCGAAGGACATCGAGGGCGACAGGAAGATGCGGCCAGGTCGACCACATGAACAGGTAGCAATCAGGCCCCGCCAGATCCGCAACTGGAAGGGCCTTGATCGCGGCGATAGGCATGGTCGGATAATGCGCTTCCGGAGACTTCTGATAGCCCTTGTCCGAGCGCATCTCATAAGGCCAGGGCGGATCGGCCAGGATCATCTGGTAGCCGAACATCCGCAGATCGCCGAAGGGCCACGGGGTCAGCATCCGCTTTTCCCCTTGGTCTTTGCCCGTGCTTCAATCTTTTTCAGCGCTTCGATGATCGGCGTCGCCTGATCGTAAGACAGCATGTCAGGATCCACAGCGACAGTCTCTTCGCCATGGGCAATGAAGCGTTTGCAGAAAGCGCGCAAGGCCTCGCGCGAGCCATTCTCGATCGCCCCCGCACGGTGGCAGGACTTCCAGAGCGCATGGATCAGACGGACGTAGGGTTTCACCGAGACCGGAAGGCGTTTGCCGCGTGACTGGACCCGAAACCCGAGACGCTTCATCTCCTCGATCACCTGGAGTTTCTGCGGCTCGGACATGACGCGCAGCGAGGCCACGCCGGTCACCCGAACCAGCATGGCGCGATAATCGTCCTCATCCAGACCGAGCTGGCTTTTGGCGATATTGATGATCGCGATGTGGTTCACGACCGCACCTCTGGTTTGGGAAGTGCCAGCCGTTTATCCAACGGTTTTGGTTTCGCACGTTGGGCGGCCTGGACTTCTGCCAAATCCGAAAGCGCATACCCGAACCGAATAGGATCGGACACTTCGATCTCGATCTTGATGATCTGCTTGTCTGAACGAGAAGAACTGCTGAACGATTTCAGACGAAGCGCGGCCTCAGGATCACCCATCAGATAAAAGGTCATTACATGTCGCCTGCTGTTTTATTGCCGCAGATAGGCTTCTTCACGGTCTTCTTCTGATTGATGGCCTGCTGTTCCATCAGCGCGATGGAAAAGGATGTGCCCATCGCCTTGTTGATCGTCGACGCCAGCAGCGGCATCCAAAGCGCGGCGGTGCGTTCATCGATGATCGTCATGTCAATTCTCCTTGGCTGCATCATCAGGACCGGACCACCACGTCCGGTCGACCCGCCTCCCGGTTGCCAGGAGCGGGTTTCGCGTCAGGCTGCGGACTTGGTCGGCTTGAAGCCCAGCGAGCTGCTGGCTGCGATGTTTATCACCGCGCCGGTGGCCGGGTTGCGGCCCTGACGGGCGGCACGGTGTTTCATCGAGAAACGCCCGAAGCCGGGCAGATTGACGGTCTTTCCGGCGTCTGTTTCCTCCCGGATCACGGAAAGGGTCGCGGTGATGATCTCTTCGACCTCCTTCTGCGATTTACCGGTCGTTTGGGCGACGGATTTGATCAGCTCGGCTTTGTTGAAGTTGCTCATAGGTTTTCCTTCGGGGTTATAGGGCCGACGCCATGTCGGCCGGTGATGTGGCCTTTGGCGGGGTCATCCCACCAAGAGCCGCATAGTGTTCGACGCGTGACAGCCACAGGGATTTGGCGGTCTGCCATTTGCAGCAGTCCTGCATTTCCATGAGCATGGTCAGGGCGCGGTCGGTGTCTTCGCGATCGCTCGGTTCGAGGATGTCTGGCATGACACCCATGAACATGATCGTCTCGGCGCAGAGCGCGATGCGGTCAGCACGGCGCAGCTGGTCGTTGTAAGACCGGTTCGGCAGATGCCAGGCCGTGGCGATGACACGATCGATCCGGGCCTTGGCAAGCGCCAGGGCATCGTCGAAATTCGGGATATTGCCGAGCACGGCAATCAGTTCGACCGCTGGCGTGGTGATATCACCGATCACGAATTCATGCGCATCATGCAGAAGCGCCCAGGGACCAAATTCGGGTGGGCACAGACGTTCCACCAGCACCGAATGCGCGGCGACAGACCAGGTCTCGAAGGTCCGACCGTTGTAGCGATTGATCTTTGCCAGCGCGTCGGCAATGAACTCGGCTGCCAGATCCTCGGGGCGCAGATCAGCCAGATCGACAGTGCCAGCCTGTGTCCAGAACGGTATCGTCATCATGCATTCGCCATATCGATGGTGATGCTCTCGCGACGGGCTTCCGGTCCCTCTTTCTTCCAGAACCGGATATAGCTCTTCGAACCGGTGACGCGCATGGCGTCCCGAACCGCCTTCATGGCCTGCTGCCAGCGCTCATCCGAGATCTCGAGACGGAGCAGCATGAAGATCTCGGACCGATTGATCTTGCCTTCCTTGTCGGTATTGAAGGCGCGGGTGACGATGGCGCGGATTTCCGGCCGCGCATCTTCCGCCCATTCATTGAGGCATTCATCGACCAGCGCCTTGGCGATCTGAAGTTCGGGTCCGAATTCGACCTGATCCTGCACGCGGACCTCGATTTCATAGAGACCGTCATGCGTTTTGTAGGAGCGGTTGCCTTTGGGTCCGCCTTTGCGAAGATCATATTCCTGTGACAGCAGGGCATCGAATTCGCCCAGATCGGCGACGGTATGCCCCTTGAACCGACTGATCTGTTCGGACAAGGCCAGGGCGAAACCGAGCACCTTGCGCACGGTTTCATCTTCCAGCATGACCTGCGGTTTGATCAGTTCGACGGGCACCAGCGAGCCCTTGGCATCCGCCATGTAGCGTTTGCCGCCAATTTCGGTCACGCCGTCAGGAAGCGGGTGGGGTATGAATTCTGACATCTTCTTCTCCTTGAAATTCACCACCCGTACAGGGCGATCTCGATAGGGGTGCCGACGGTGTCACCGTCGGCGTCATGGGTGATGACTTCGCGCAGGTTCTGGTCGCGATGTCCCAGCACGACGGGCATGTCGCCATGCGCGCCGACGATCTGCAGCAATCGCTGGATCAGATAGGTTGCCATCATCGGCTTCTGCGCCTGCATCTCGGCCGCGATCTTGTCGAAATCGATCATCTCAGCTGCGCCCCAGATCACGGACGCAGCGGGAGCACAGACCCTCGTCGCTTGCCGATGGCCGGTAGCGGCGGCGGCAGGTCGTGCATTCCGCCTCCAGCATGGCCTCGTCCTGGTTGGCGGCTTCCTTCGAATACCGTATCTTGTTGGCCCAGAGGCCGCGCAGCTTCGGCATGGCAATGCCGGTTTCGTCGGCGACTACGCTCAGCTGCTCGCCGGCTTCCAGGCGGCGATAGGCTTCCCGCAGCGGGGTTTCGTCTTCGACCGGCTTGGCAAGTTCTGGCGCAGGAGCAGGTGCTGGCGTTGCTTCCGGCTGCAGAAACCCCGGATGCTGCGAGGGATCGAAATCACCGTCCTCGATGGTGATGGCGTCGGGCTGCGGCAGCGGGATATCGAATTCGATATCTTCCAGAACCTGCTGGTGCTCTTCATCAATCGAATCGAGGAAATCCACGAAGCGTTCGGCAATCCTGCGGTTGGTCAGCACGCCGACACTTCTGGGGCGCAACTCGAACAGTTCGAAGCGGTCGTCACCAAGCTCTTTTAGCTGATAGGTCATTGCATAAATCCTTTCTGTTCACAGGATGGGCTGGGAGGCTCGGGCAGGATCGACATCAGCGCGGCAAAGGCATTTCCAGAGAAGGTGGACATCATCTGGGCAAGCACATCTTCCGGGCACTCATGTGCGCTGGCCGAGGTGGCCATCAGACAGGCTGCCGCGCGCAGCAATGCGAGCCGCTTGAACGGAGACCCGATCACCTCCGTCAGCAGAACATCCGCATGATTGAGGACGGTCGGATGGTTCATGAATTCTTCGGATGTCATTTCGTTTTCTCCCCGGCCACGTCGAGGGCGGCGCCAAGCAGGTCGAAGGTTGCGACTATGTGTTCATCGAGAACGGCCTGAAGCGCCTCTGCCGGATCGGCCTCACCCATGGCGAGCGTGACCTGAAGCATCGAGGCGGCATGCAGCAGCGCCCGGCGACCGACATCGCTGTCGACGACACCATTGATCATGGCCCAGGCGCGGGAATGGATTTCCAGCTCATCGCCAGATGTTGCGATGTCGGGGCTTTCGTCGATCTGAACTGCGGGGTCGGTCATTTCACATCTCCTGTGGTTGGGTTCAGCGGGCAGTGTAGGCACGCCCGCCAGTGGCGAAGTTTTTCGGGGTTGGATGTGGACATCGGCGCCGAGGCGTAGGCTTCGCATTCGGCCGCGCCGATGCCCTCGCGCAGATGCGGGCAAAGCACCTGATCTCGGTAAATCCTGACGATGCGGGGACCATGCTTGCGCGTCGCCAGATCGAGGCTGTTGGCCGGATAGGTGCCATTCAGCAGCATCGAGACAGACGGCCGCGCCATCTCCGTTTCGCGGGCAATCTGACTGACGCTCTTGCCCTTGGCGCGTTCGGCGCGAAGCAGCGTCACCCATTCCGGCTCCACCAGATCAAGTTTCAGTTTCGGGAGCACGGAACGTCCTCCCCGATGTTGAAATCGTGGATTGCGGCGACATTCTCGCGGACGCTGGGCGCAAGCGGCCCGGTGTCGCGGATCAGCATCCAGCGCTTGTAGCCGTTACTGGTGATCGCCGCCCCCGCCGCACGGCGCGGCAATTCCGCGACATAGCCAGCGGCTTTCAGAACCCGCAGATAACGGTAGATATTGTCCTGCGGTCGACGGTCCTGATCGGTGGCCGCGTCCGAAATCAGGTCGGGCACGGTGAAGCTCTTGCGCAACCGCATCGACCGCCAGACACGTTCCCGCAGCGTATTCCTGACATCACGGATGCGGTTGTGCCCGCCACGCGGACCGGATTTGATCACCTCGCCACGGGCCGCTGCCGCCAGACCGTCACCATTCAGCTGGTAACGGCCTGCGCCCAGCCAATGCAGATAGTCACGCCGCGACAGGCAGGCCGCCGCATCCGAGATCTGCCGCCGGGTCAGATCCAGTTGCGCCTCGATTTCCCGCACGGTCATGATCCCGCCGCCAGCAAGCAGCTGCAGCAGCGCCATGGGCGCCTTGCCGGGATGGTGGCGATCGACCATCACGCGGCCTCCGGCACGAAGATTTCCTTGCCCGTGGTGCGATCGGTCATGATCGCCTGGCGGGCCATGTCTGCCATGGTCACGCCACCCTCATCGACATCGGCGCGCAGGCCGAAGCGTTCGATATGGGCGATGGCATCAAGGATTTCGCGGTTATAGCCGCGTGAGCGCTGCCACACGAAATGCACCAGGTCATCGGCGACCGGCACCTCGCAGCGCCCATCGATCAGGGCGCGGGCGTCCTGCAGCGTGGCAGGCTTGAAGGCCACCTTGTTGGGGCCCCGGCTTTCGATCTGGGGGAAGCGGCGCAGGTTGTCGCGCAGCTTCCCCATGCCGACAAGGATGGTCGGCATGTGGCGCAGGTCGGAAATCCCGCGGATGCCCTCCATGATTTCCTTGCGGGACGAGACCAGATCGCATTCGTCGATCACCACGCCGAAGGTCTTGTCCTGAAACGCCGCGCGTTCCGCACGCTCCGACAACTCCGACAGCACTCTGGCGAAACGGTCGCGCTTACCGCGAATGCTCTTGGGGTCGACCGAGAGTTCGGACAGCAGCTCCTGGATAAACCAGTTGTAATCCCAGCCGACCTGGGCGCGCAGATAGACGCTGCCGGTCTGGGTGACCCAGCGGTTCAGCGTGGTGGTCTTGCCAAGCCCCGGCTGGCCGTCGACGACGACAAGGCATGCCTCGTCGGCGCCGCGCTCGTTCACCTTCTTCAGGGAGGCGTAGAACTCCCTGACATTGCTCGTCTCGACAAAGGTAGGTTTCATGATATGCTCTTCCTCGCTTCCGGATAGTTTCTGGTTGGGTCAGGCAACGGCCCGGAGGAGGGTTCGAAGCGCCTCCAGGTCGATGCCTGACAACTCGAACAGCTTTCTCGCCGTCGAATCCTTCATGCAGCGCCGCAACACGGCGATCTGGTTGGGGTTGAGTTCGCCGGGATGGTTCAGCGCCCATGCCGCCAGTTCCTCGTCCGAGGCGAACATGCGGCGTTTCGGTTTGACCGGCGCGATCTGGACGATTTCGGCGTCCTGGCGGAGCTCGGCGGGGACCGGTGCCGGCGCCGGATCGACTGGTGCGAGGTCGATGAAGTTTGCCACATCGGCAGCCTGATGTTCGATCAGCAACATGCCGTCGCGCTCGGCCTCAATGGCGGCGCGCTTGTCCTCGACCCGCCGCAACCGGCCCCTGGCGCGGGTCTCGATGGCCTTCTGATCATAGGACAGCGGCACATAGCGTTCCGCGTTGCCCCCGAACCGGGCCACACAGATCAGCCGCCCCGGCTGGCCGGATATGAGGTCGAATTCGCGGACCCAGACCCGGTCGGCCTGATGATAGTCATAGCCAACCATGACCTTCTCCTGATGATAAGCTTCGAGCGCCTGGTGGAAATACTGGTTGCCGTTCCACTGCACTTGGGCGCGCAGGGCGGTGCGGATTTCGTAGGGCCGGAACAGGTCATCAGCCTCATCGGCATCGACGCTGACCGGCGCAAACCCGTTGGCGGCATGGGCGGCCCAGCATTCGTTGGGGGACATATGCCGGGCCTTCCCGGTATCGGGATCGCGGAACTTGGGCAGGCTGCGATGCGGCCTGTCGTTATAGGCGGCGACGGTGGCATCGCACATGGTCACGAACTCTTCCCAGCCGGGCAGCAGGCGGCTTTCGCCGAATTCCTTCAGCTCGTTCCGGGTCAGCTTGTGGACCTTCTGCCCGGCTTCCTTGTCCATATCCTCGCCGATATAGGTCGGCAGGGTTCTTGCCAGCGGGTTCCAGACGGTCTTGTTGACGATCTCGATGCGCCCCTTGGCCTGCGATCCATAGGGTGCGGCATGCATCTTGGTGATGCCGAGACGACCCATCAGACCACCGACATCGGCGTCCATCGCTTCGTTGCGATAGCCGGGTCCCCGGTCGACGTAGAAAATCGCCGGAATGCCGTTCTGGCAGCAGGAATTCCGCAGCGCCTCGGCGACCGAACGCTGGTTCTCCGAGCGCGCCAGGGAGATGCCGACGATCTTGCGGGTCACCACATCGATCACGGTGGTGATCTCGGGTCGGATCGGCCTCTTGGTCACCGGATCCGCGATCTCGGCATCGAAGGTCTTGCCATCGGCCGAATAGATAGTGGTCGGCCACATGTCTTCCGTCGTGCGGGTGATATAGGCCAGCCGCGAGCGCAGCGTCAGTAATCCCTCGCGCCCGACATTGCGCTCGATATTGTTCAACCGTTCGCGCAGGATGTATTTCACCTGCGACAAGCTGGGCTTCTTGACGCCAGCGGTCAGCGTCTCGACATAGGCCCGCAACGCGGCCGTTGCCTCGGGCTTGGACGGCACGGAATAGAATTTCAGAAAGCCTTCGAACCAGTCCGGGACAGGTTGCTGGGCCTTCGTCGTCGACGGCGCCAGCGCCACTACACCGCCTGCATCGCGGGACTTGAACCAGTCGTAAATGGTGCTGCGCTTGATTTGGGGTGCCGATTTTCGGTCATTCGCTGACTTGAGCGTTTCGACACTGAGATGAAACCCGTCGCCGGAGGTCAGGAGCGACGGTATTGCCAGCATGGCGACCTGATCGACTGTCAGGATTTGCCCGGCATCGCGGCGGCGTTCCAGTTCCTGACGGGCATGATGGGCGGTCTGCGCCTCCAGAAACCGCGCAATGCCCCAGGACCGCGCCCTACCGGCCGACACGGCATAACCCTCGATCGAGGTCAGAACCTCGGCGCGGGCCTCCATCACCCGCCGCGCACGCGGATGCAGGGACGATGTGCGGATCGCCTCGACCAGCTGGTTGCGTTCTTCACTGCAGGCGATGTTAAAACTCTTTTGCAGCGCCGCCTTGGCTGTCCGGCCCGCAATAGTCTGTTGCATGATCGCAGGCAGGATCGAGAAATGGTATTCCATCGCCGGCCGGCCGCCCGCTTTCAGCGACGGGCGGGGGCGTGACACCCGCGCCGCAAAATCGTTCCAGCCTTCGCGCTCCGCAAGAAGCTGCACGCCGCGTTCGGTGCCGGGAAAGGTCTTCAGCCCGCGTGTCTGCGCAATCTGGGCCAGTTCGGCCGCGGTAAAGAATTCCTGTTGATTGATGACAGCAATCTCGTTCATCGTCTCGCCTTCCTGCGCGCCGCCAAGACGTGTTTGCGCGCCTGCATTTCTTCGATGTGATCGTCCAAAAGGCGTTCTTCGATCAGTTCGGCATATTCACTCTCGATGACTGTCAGCCCAAACATGCCAGGGACAAATCCCAGCAGATCCTTCACTCCCGTCGCCTCGACCAAAGCGACGAATGCGTCCAAAGGTATTCGATGTTCCTCGGACCCTTCCGATGACCATTTGTTCAGCATTGGCTCGCTGATGGGTCGGCCCAGATAGGCCGACATCATCTTGGCGACGGCAGCTCTTGACTGACCGTCGTCACGCGCGTCCCGCAGCGCCTGGCCGATCAGCCGGGCGATGCGGTTGTCCAGCCGGCCGCGTCCGGTGACCTCATCACCATATCCGACGGCAACCTTGGGCGGTTGCCATTCAAACAGGTCTTTGGTCAAAGGATCGCGGTAACGGCTGCGAGACATCAGAGACGACCCCGACGTTTCAGCGAGGCGATGACCCGCTCTTCATGCGCGGCGATCACGCTGTCGAAGGTGTCTTCATCCAGACCGGCGATGGTTTTGCTGACCGAGGCGAAGCGCTTTTCCAGCGGATCGCAGACCGTCCCACCGTCCAGATAGGCCAGCGCCTGCGCGACGTTGCCGATCTCCGGCAGATCGCGGTTCAGGATCGCGTCCAGCGCCTTGATCTGTTTGGTGGCGTTCAGCTCCGAAAGCGCCTTCAGCTCGGTCTGTTTTTCGGCAAGGGCGGTGCCCGCCAGACGGCGACGCACCGTCGGAACGAGTCCGGACCAGATCTTGACGGCGAGGCGAATAGATCGTGCGGAAAGCCCGATCTTGTCGGCGACGGCCTCGGAGAAACCGAAGATTTCGGGCGCGGACGGATCAAGTGGCAAAGTTTGCCACTTGATCGCTTCAGATTTCCGATCGCCACCATGACCAGCCTGCGGATACATCCGTTCCCAGACCTGTTTCAGCTCGGACAGGTGGTGGCACCGATCCAGCGCGATCAGCTCATTGCGGCCAAGGTTCTCCATGACCTCTTCCAGCCGCGCAGCATCATCCGATTCCGCCTGCGACAGGGTCGCGGGGATCGCCTCGCGCTCCAACAGGCGGAAGGCCTCCAGCCGGTGCATCCCGCTGACCAGATGAAAGTCCGCGCCGATCTTGCGCACGGAAATGGGGTGGAACAGCCCCTGGGTTTCGATGATCGCGGCAAGGCCTTCGGCCCATGCGGGATCGAGATCGCGTGCACGATCGGCGCCCACCTGGATCAGGGTGAGCGGAAGCTCGATAGTCTCTGACATGATTTACTGCTCGTTTATCGTTGAAGCATCCTGACAACCGCCCAGGCGGCAATCACGGACAGGAGCATGGCACCCGAGGCGGGGACCGGAACGGGGGCCGGCAGGCTCGGCGGATCATAGGGTTCCCGGATCAGGCAATCGCATGGCACCGGTTCATCGGCACCATTTGACCAAGCGGGAATACCGGCCATGTCGTCGGCCCATACCGAAGCCAGGTCGTCAACATGGCCATAGGGATCTACCGGCCCGTCATACTTCGACAGGTAGGCCAAATCCGGCGCCGCGACGGGGACCGGACAGTCCAGCCTGGGACCGACGAAATCGGCAGGATACCAGGCAGGCCTGAAACCGATGCCGGGGAAATCATGAATGACCTCCCGACCGGCATGGTAAGGGATGGCGAATGGGGTCACCGCCGCCCTCCCTGATCTTCATCGGGGTCTATCAGGGACTGAAAAATGATCACCGGCCAGAACAGCGGCCAGACGCCCACGGCGATCATTGCGCCGAAGCCCAGGATGCACCCGTTGCGATAGGCGAAGATCGCCAGGGCGATCAACGACAGCACGGCGCCAAGGTAATAGGCAGCGATCCACCAGATCATCGCACACCGCCCAGCAGCTCGTCGCCACCTGTCGGCAGGCCGATGCCATACCCGATCCAGAACATCGCCCCGAGGAAAACGAACAGGGCGACCGCGCCGATCGCATCACCGACCATGTCAGGATTGACCTTGATCCTTGACAGGATGCGCAT